TTTCTCTAATTTATGCCTCAGGGAATGCAGCGCCAGTTGGAAGAATGTTGAAATCAAGAACAATGAATTCAGCAGTCTTGGCTGGTTGTAAGTAAATTTCCCCTACCATAATGTTTCTATCAATCACATCTGGAGTGTTGTTGGAGTCATCCATCACCACTTTAAATGCGTACAAACCATTTCTTTGTTGGATTGATTCCAAGTATGGATTAACGATTGACAAGAAGCGATTTCTTGTAGCAGCCGTGTTGTTTTCAAATACCAAGTATCTTGTAGAAGATGCGATGTATTTCTTCACAGCAATCATCAACCTACGAACATTGATTCTATCCAATGCTGATGGTTTTGCTTGTAATGTCTTTTGACCGAATACCGTAGCACCTTGTCCAGGGAACGTAGCGATTGGGTTGATTCGGTTAGTGTAAAGTGTATCTCTCTCATCGTGAGTCAAACGAGTCTTAACTTCAAGTACGTTTGGAAGACCACCACGATTTAAACCAGCAGGAGCGTACCATTCGGCACCTACCGAATCACTAAATGCGATAACGCCTGGTAGAACAACACTTGGCGGAACCCAGACTGGCTTATTCTTGTCAGTATCTAAAATCTTAACCCAAGGATGGTAAGTAGCCACATAGTTTGAGTCAAATCCACTCAATGAGTTAACAACCGTTGCGATTGAATCTTGGTAAGCACCAGCGTCCATAACATAGAAACAATCTAATCTATCTTCACACATATCTTTAGCGAATGTAGTTACTGAAGAGTGTAATCTATTGATAATACCTGGAGTTACAACCATATTGATATCGAACTCATCAGGATTAGAGATTGCGTTGATACCTTTTCTTAATGCAACAGTACCAGAAGCGGTAGCAGATGAACAATCTAAACCTTGAGTGTTACCAGCAGCAATGTTAGTACCTGTAAGAACTACTCGGTTTGGCTCCCATCCATCAAAACCACCTTGGAAAGGTACGATGAATTTCAAAGCATCTATTTCAGATGATAATGAGATTGCGGTTTCAGAACCAACAATACCTGTTTTACAATCAGCCAAATCGAAGTCAGACCCAACAGTTTCGGTGTTAGCGTCTGGAGTTGGCATCAAGAAGTTCAAGTTGTCGGTATTTGTAAAGTCAAATGAGTAACCCAAGAATACTCTCTTATTGTATTCACCACTAACTGATTGTGATACGTTATAAGTTGGAGCAGGTAGGTTATAAGTTGAATGTAGTGGTGAAGTTACGGCACCAAATCCAAATGGAACGAGTGTTGAATCGATTGAACCTGCGTCAACATCAGTATCAACCTCTACTCTAATGTGAGCAGATGCGTTAGGATAGTCACCATTAGTTAACAACTTACCATTTGCGTCAACAGTAATGTACTTGTCACCGATTACTCTCTTAATATAGTTTGGAGAGTTCGGGTCAAGATTAACACCAGAGAATTCTTCTACAATGTTTGGTCTTGAGTCGGTATCTTGAACTGACTGACCGAAAATTGAGTTAGGAATTTTAGAAGTATCTACTCTTCTAACAATTACAGAGAAAGTACCATATTCAGAACCTGGCACCTCTGAAGCTGGTTTGATATCACGAATACCTACTTTAAACTCATAGTTTGTAGCAGTACCGTGAGAAAGTGTGTGGAATTTAAACAAGTTTGCAGCGTTACCACCTACTTTTTGTGATTTAATCCACGGAGTAGAAGCTTCAGAATAAGCTTTAGTGTAATCAACATCAACTTGCTGAACTGAAACCTTAACATTTTCACCAGTAGCAAAAGACGCTGATTGGAATGTTGAGAAGTTCAACATTGTGTAAGCATCTTTAGATGATTTAGGAGCGTATCCGTAAATTTTAGTAATGTAGTTAACATTAGATGGGTCAAGCGATGCAGAAGTTACGTTTACATCACTTCCACTTTCAATACCATTACCATCCAAAGTAAGAACAAACGAAGATGCACTTGCAACGGCATCAACTGCAGTTGTGTCCATATCACCAGTACCCAAAGTTGTAGTTGGGTGAAGTAAAGCACCTACATATTCACCATTAGATGAAGAAACTACCAAAGCCAAAGGTTTTGCAGTGTAACCACTTGCACCCAATACTCTTACGATAGTTGCAGCACCAGCTTCTTCTAAATAAGATTGAGCGGTATACGGAAGATATGAATCTTCAGTAAGACCACCAAATTTTTGTTGATATTCGTTAAAAGATTCTACTTTCGTTGGAACGAAGGCAGGACCTTTAACAGTTTGTCCAATAAGAGCGGCACCAATTTCACCAATACCCACAGGTAAGAATGAGAGGTCTTTCTCTCTTGTAAATACGCCAGGACTTACAATTCTTTCAGCCATTATTTTCTCCTAAAATGTAATTTTCGGTTTTCCTTATTATAAATACACCAAAAATGGGGTAAACGACTACTTATTTGTTAGGAGTAAAGGTATTTGTTCCAATATCGTAAGTTCCCTCACCATATTTGTCTCTCAAAACCTTGCCTAACTCCATCTCCTCCTTCCTAACTTCTCCAAATGAATTGATTAATGATTGCTTTTCATCTTTTAAAGCTTGGAATGTGGATTCTAATTCGTAAATCTCTAACTCGATTTCCCCAAGTCGTGTATTGATAGTCAATACCTTTTGTTGTAACCCCGTAATTTTACCAACTTCTTCTTCGGTAAAGCTTACAATTGTTTTTTCACTCATAACATAAAATTTATTTGTTTCAGTATATAAATATGTAAAAATTATTCATTACCACTACTAATGGATATATCATTTCCACCGAGTTTTGGAGAATCTCCCCAAAATACCCTACCAACTGAAATTCTACGTTTAGTATTGTTGGTCATTGCGGCATATTCTGGAACGATATATGCTTTAGCAGTCAAATTGATGTTTGCTTTAGTGATTCTATCTTGGCCCATCTCTGAAATGGTTTCAAATGAGTAAGAATCACCTTTTATTACAAATTTGTATCTATCACCAAAAGAACGACCTTGGAAAAAGACAATTTGTTCAACAATCTTGTTTACCTGCTCCATATAATCACACCATACAACTACTTCGTACTCCAAGTTGACATAATCGGGTCTTTCAACCGACATAAACTCTCGCTTTGGTTGTTGGCCTGTTAAAATAGAGAACTGGTCGTATTTATTTGCTTGTGTATATTTTCTTTCAAACATTTGGTGAGCATCTTCGTTCTGAGCCACCTTTAGTTTTGATAATTCGGTATTAATTGAAAGATTGTTTCGTTTGAACGAGATAACTGGTGTCAAAATCATACCATTATCATCTCTCATAAACCCATCACGTTGAGCACTTGCCCATTTTTCTGGAGATGCGTACATTACTGGAACTGGATAAAATCTACCATCATCTTGAATGGTTGGTTTTACATCTTTCTCCAAAAAGTTTTTAAATGCAGTATCAACATCGTAAATGCCAACTGAAATATTCTTTACATTGTCTTGGTCTCTACGAACTTGCTTTGCCTTATTCAACTTTGGGTCTTGTGATGTAGAAGACTGTGTTTGAATAAGGTTTGGTTTTGACTTATCTTCGTTTCTATACTTACTTGCCATCTTATAACCCCAATGGTACTTCGTTATCGTTTTGTCGTGAGTTACCTTTATAGGTATCTACCAATTTGATTGATGTTTGTCGTGTAACGTGTGCATCACATATAATAGATACATTAAGACCTTGTGAATCGCCACCATCCCAAGTTTGTGGGTTCTTACCAGCAACATATTGGTAAGAATATTGTGCATCAATCAAATGATACTCACCATTCCATTGTATAATATCACCAACTTCGGGTTTAATATTAATATCAACCAACGTATCACGAAGAAATCTAAATTGAACTTCACGAGAATATGATTGACCAAAATCATCGGATATTTGAGATGACTGATTACGTTCAATTAAACACGGAATCTTTACCGGCTGATTGAATACCTTATCTTTACCCTCACCATACAAATTTGCTTTAGTTTCAGTCAAAGCCAATTGATAGTAGTAAATTTCAGTATCAATAATATCATTGATAAGTTCTTTATTCACCTTATTGAATAAAGCCATATCTCTTTGTCCACCGAATAAAGCCATTTGGTTATCCTATAAAAATTGGTCGTGGAACTCGGTTAAGAGTTTCTTCCAAGTATTCAGATTCTTCTTTTCTTGCTTCCATTAATGCTCTACGAGATGTTGATTCTAACATTTCAGTCAATTGAATCATTAATGAGTCTTTTTCAGCAGATGCTTCATTACGAAGGTCTGACCCATCGAGAGTTACATCGGCGCCAGGAATTGGAATTGATGAAAACTTAGCTCTAACTGCACCCAACATTTCTTTTGCAAGTGCAAGAGCGTATCTAGCAATCCATTGCTTTCCGGCTGAATTAATTTTTCCGTATTCTAATCTATTGAATGGTGCATTTGATAAATCACTTACTACATTTGAGTTAGCAACTGGCGAATTTACTTCTGAATCCAATGTGTAATCAAAATATACTTTAGCACCGGTGTCACCATTGGATGGGATTGGGTATAATCTAATACGTTGACCATCAACGTGGAATCCATATGCCGATTTTCTAATATAGTCGTTGAATTCAATTGCTTGCAATCTTAAAAGGTCATCAAACATCGGTTGCATCATAAATGATACACCTGGTGAGTAAGCTCCCCAACCGAATGTATTCAACATTTGTTGAGAACCCATACCAGTACCTACGAATGGGTCAAAGTATCTAATGATGGCCGGTGGTTGTGTGTGATATACTCTACGGAGCGTTACTCCATCGGATACCGACCCATTTTCTAAATTAACAACATTACCATCACCCAAATCGTATATTTGCTGACCACCCACCATTTCGAATGAACCGGTATAAACAGTTACCTTACCACCACTTAATGCTTCAGTACCATAATCTTTAGCAATATTTACTAAATTCTGCATATTAGCATTCATATTGGTATTTGATAAATCCAAATCCAATGATGAGCCTTGAAGAGATAACATATTCTCTTTTGCTCTATACTGATTTACTTGTGAGGAGTATTCATTCACTGCTTCTTCTAAACAAGTAAAGAAATTGATGTCTTGTAATTCAATATCAATGATAGGATACCCCAATCGTTTAGCACACCATTGCGCTACTTTTGGTGCATCACTTTGAAATTGTGAATCCGAATCGAAAAACCCGAAAGGTGTAGATGACCCACTTGTAAAAGTAGCCGTACCGTCCCAAATTGGAATGTTTACTGACATTTGTTCTCCTAAATACTATTACTCCCATATAAATAGTATATGGTTTACCTTTTCGTATTTTTCATAAACGATACTATAATATAACGAGCGCCTTTGGTGACTGCCCGTGCACCATGTTTGTGAGTTATATTTCCAGGATGTAAAGTTACATATCCAATTGGATTTTTTACTAATTGCTTTTGTCTTCTAAACCAAGTACCACCACCTTCATATTCATTTTCATCCGATAATTGAACTAAACAGGTAATATCCGAAGAGTCGTGGTGAATTGATAAATGCCCTTGTGCATTAGGAACATATTTTGCAAGGAAGTTTTCAGATTGTAAGTTGTCCCAACCCTCACCCTCAAGCGCCCACATATGAATACCCAAACTCATTACGAATTCCTTTAAGACTTCCATATAAATTTCATGCATACCAATAGTCTCTAACACCATATCGGTTGTAGGGTAGTATTCGTGTCTATTAATTGTCCATGCATTAGCGTGTTCCGCTTCTTCACGAATCATTTGACAAAATTCAGAGGTAAATAGTGGGAATGAGAATGTATTCATAAATGGTTCATCTACAATCAAATCCCATTCTTTGGTTCGTGCTGAATATGTAATGAATCTACTCTTCCACTCATCAGTATTGTCCCAATATGAGTATAATTCAGGATGTAAAACATTTGAACTTTTGATTAGAGAGTCCCATTCAAAATATCTATTATTCCAAGTCTGATTCAGAGCATACTCATATGCATTTTTTAAATATTTAGATTGAACATCGGTACGTTCATCGAGAAAAACCAACGTATCAATAATAGATTGCGTAATTACACCAACTGGTGTGTTTGATTTGACTACACCACCACGATTATCTAATAAGGTTTTTAAGTTAGCGGTATCGGTAGATACTATTTTGACACCACCCATCATCATTTCTAATGCAGTAATACAATATGTCTCATTATATTGAGATGGGTATACCCAATATTCAGATGATTTTATATTTTCATATAGTTGAGATGGTGATAGACTGCCAATGAAATGAACATCATCATAAATTCCCTTATAGTCCTCATACCACTCCAATGCATATGGTGGGGTTGCTATGTATAAACTTGCATTTGGTTTTAATTCTTTAATAGAATCCCACATATTCAATAAGTTTATAAGGCCTCGGTCTGGAGCAGATGTGTATATAAATCTATTTTCAACTCGTTCTACTTGAATATCATCAAAATCCGTTGGGTCTATTGCGTTTTCAATGAAAACTACTTTATTAGATGCTTGTGGGAATTTATTTCGAACAATATTAGCGTGATATTCAGAGACACATACTATTTTTGTAAGTTTATCTGACAATAGGTAATCTACACCATTGTTTACAAAAGTATCACCCATATAATATGGATAAAAATCATCATTGTGCATCCAAAAATATGATTTGTCAAATGTGATATTGAGACTTTCAAGGAATACTAAATAGTGAATATAATTTGTAGCAATAACAACATCAAAGTATTGATTAGGTTGTAAATCACCCGAATGGATGTAGTTGACTCCATCTATAAATTCAGTATATACATCTCCAGAAATTGTAACTTCGTGTCCTTGTACTGCGAATTGCTCTGCTAATTTAATAACTGCGTATTCACTGCCACCAATACCATTCTCGATGTAAGTTAGTTTATCAAATTTAGTTTTTTGATACCCAACATAAAATAATACTCTCATAACTTTCTATATTACTTATATGGTTCACCACCAACCCAAAGAACGAAAGACTTCCGCGTACCTCGCATCACTGGTGTGACTCTATGTAAATAAAATGATGGGAAGATTACGACATTTCCTTGGCCCCTTGGTGCTGATAACTTTTTTCCTAAATTAAATTCTAAATTACCACCATCATATTCATCATCAGCTGATAACTGAACTGTTACCGATAGTTTTCTTTGGCTTTGAACACCAATACCACAATCCATATGCCATTCATACCCACCACTATTTCGTGCATAATATTCGGTATATTGAATAGTCTCTCTCATATGAGTGATGTCAAACTTCCACATAACATTATTAGCTTCTACTAACATATCATGCAATCGTGAATATACCCAATCCCAATTATTATTTTGTGGACACCATTTTATTTTAGATTTACGATACTCTGAAACTTTAACTGTACCATCTTGTCCCGTGGCAGCAGTCTCCCATTCTAAATTGGAAGTCATTTCTTCTATTTCTTGTAATTCTGCTTTTGAGAACCCACTATTAAACCAATAGTAATCTCCAAAGTTCACATCAGAACGATACTCACTTCTATCAAATCCGAAATTATTATCCATAACAAGTTTTTGTAATTTTATTTGTATATAAATATCAGTTTGTTTTTAGAAAAGACTACCAGTATTATACATTCTTACAATGTAAACGGGGTCTCCAGAAGTCCAACCGGCTTGTTTAAAATGTAATACATTATTAACCATTTCAAAGTAACCTTCTCCAGGAATAACACTACCCTTTGCACCAGTAGCGCCAGTAACACCCTTGTTTCCAAATGTGCCCTTGATACCCTTGATACCCTTTGCTCCAGTATTACCTTTAGCCCCTTTAGGACCAACACCACCTACTGAACCAACACCACCCTGATTACCTTTATTACCAGTTGGCCCTTGAGGGCCAATCTCACCAATTATCCCCTTTGAACCTTGAGGACCAACTCCACCAGTTGAACCAATATCACCTTTTGAGCCAAGGACGCCTTTTGAGCCGGTGTTACCTTTTGTACCTTTTGTGCCTTTATTTCCAGTAGAACCAATAAGACCTTGATTTCCAATAGCTCCCTTTGAACCCTGCGGGCCCGCGCCACCAGTTGAACCAATATCACCTTTTGAGCCTTGTGGTCCGGTTAGGCCAGTATTACCTTTGTCACC